TAGCTGAAATTCTTTTATGCTTCCAAGATCTAGGCAAGGAACATCTCGGTAAAAAAACTCCTTACTTTCCAGTCTAGGTACTGAATCAATTCCAAACCCCACACCTAAAATGGCATCTATTGTTCTATAAAAATCCTGAAAGCTTGTCTTTAAAACTGGACTCTCAAATTCTCTTATAGCATCTCCACATGTTAGAAACAAATTACTCGATTTTAAAAGGTCACTTATTGCACCTTCATCATTTCCGTAGTTCATTTTTCTTATGAGTTCAAGATATAAATCGTTTGCTCTTATTGCTCTTGCCAAGCTTGGTGCCGTAAGGATTTCATTTGTTATCCTGAATGGAAAGTATACAGCATTAAAGCCAGCATTCATGTTGCCCGACTTTCTTAATGTCAAAAATAGCCTTTCATTTTGCTGTAAAAGTATTGTTTCATTAAACTCAAAAACGAACTGTAGCTGAGTCAATATGCCTTGTTCAACTAATATCGCTCTTACAATTCCATCTTGGTTGACCAATTCTAAAAAAGCTCTGCCTCCAGTGTTTGCGTTAAAAATAGCCTCAAGCCTCCCACTAATCACAACCTCTGTCGAAGTATTCGCCCTTACTATCCAATTACTCGAAGTGCTAAAATTAGGATTGTTCTCTTCAATTGAGATTTTTGTTTCGACTCTACTATTAATTAGCTCATTTATCTCTACATCATTTGGCAATATTTTCCTAGTGCCATCTGTTGGATAATCATAAATCTGTGGCAAGATCAAATTTTGAGCAACATCTATAAGCGATATTCCCGGTATTTCAACAAAAACTGAATTGTCTTGGTTTAGCGGTATTTCGTACTCTGCCTTATCATATATCGCGATCATTTCTGCAACTCCAATGTCTGTGCATCTCACTGTAACAATATTTCCAGACCCACTGCCGGTATCTTGAAACTCTACAAGGTCAATCTCTCCGTCATACAAATTTCTGTATAGCCAATTTGATCTGTTCAGCTCCTCAATCTTAAAATTTATTTTTGCATTTATTCCTTCATCTCCATACACTGCCAAACGAATTAAGTAAGCTCCATCTAGAACAAACTTCATCGGTACAGTAAACGAGCGAGTCAAGCCAAAATAATTTCCAGACCTTTTAAAATTTAGAAAGGTTTCCTCCCATCCTTCGACTGCATTTAGCAAGACATAAGGAACAGAATTAATTGTAAGAGTATATCGAAAATCTGGTGGTTGGATCATAATAATTTACTGTCATATAAACTAGCCTTTTTGCCTTTCTCGTGCATCATTGTTATCCCCTCTCTTGTGATGTTTACTCCAGATCCTCGGCTTCTTCTTAACTCTTTTTTTAACACCTCTGTAGATCTTCTCTGCTCAAAGATCATTGCATCAAAAGTGTCTTTCTTTGACTCGACTAATTTTAAGCTTTCTTTATGAGGTATAATCTGAGTTCCTTTTTGCAGATAAGTCAATGTTGCTTTATCTGGAGTCATCTCCTCTGATCCATCTGGGTTAATTCTCATTTCAGATCCTTGTTCTCCCACCCACGCAATTCCCTCTGGAGAGTATTTTGTTCCCTTGGCAAATGCTGGTATTTGTTGAGCGACAACCTGTGCAATTTGTGCCGCTCCTATGCCTGCAATTATTGGAATTAATGGCCCTGAAATTGGGAAAAATGGCGCCCCGGCTAATTGCACAATTATAGCCTGAGCTGTGCTTCTTATAATATTTGCAATGGCCAGAACCTTATCGAATCGAGCTTGCTTAATTTTTAATTGCCTTTGTTTCTCTGCAATTTTCTCTGTTTCAAGTTGAGCTCTCTTTTCAGCATTGCTTAACCTTAATTGCTTTTCCTCTTCATTCAATACTGTTGCTTCAATCTGGGCAATTTCGTCTTCTTTCCTTACCTCTACATTCTCCTGTTCTTGAGCGAGCTTTTGTTCCTCTTTTTCAAACCTTTGCTGAATAAGAGTTACACCTAAATTGAAAAGCTCATTTGCCAACTGGGCCTGCAATTCTTTTAATTGCTTTTCTTTTTCCTCAATCTTTTTTAAGTCATCAATGGTTTTTGCAGTTGTTTCCTCACTTAATTTTTGCTTTATCTCTGCAATTTTCCTCTCCTCTTCGATTACTGAAATTCCCTTTGTTTTATTAGCAGATATTATGTCCTCTATTGATCTAATCTCTGCCTCTAATGCGAGTCTTCCATAGGTAGAAATAATTGAAAGTTTTTGTTCTTGGAACTGCTTTTCTGTAATCAGTCCAGAATTAAAGGCATTGTTTAATTCAGTCAGCTTTTCCGCTTGTTCTTTTTTGATTCCTTCAATCTCAGCCTTAACTCTTTCTGCCGTTGCTTTCTCCTGAGCATTTAATTGATCTTGCAGGATCTTCATTCCTATTTCGGCTCCTTCAATCTTTAGATTAGCGATTTCATTCTCTGCATTCTCTGTAATTTTTACCCTTTCATCTTCTAAAAGATCTTTGTTTGACAGCTCAAAATCTCTTGCTAGTTTAATTAGCTTTTCTTCATTGACTAAATACTGCTCAAGGTTACTGATCCTGTCCTCAAGCCCTAGTTTTTCGTCCTGGGCAACACCTTTGTTTCGGTCAATTGCTCTCTTTAATCTGGAATTTTCAAGATCAAAACTAGCCTTGTCGATTCTTTTTAAAGCATCCTCCTCATCTTTTTCTCCTTTTCTTCTCTCTGTTTCTGCTTGTTTTCTTATTGATTCTTGCTCTTTAAGCAATTTCCTCCTTGCCTTTGAAGCTCTTCCAGATATTTCTGCAATTTCTTTTTCCAAATCTCGCTCCTTTTGTTTGTCTGCTTCTACCGAAATTGTCAATTCATTCTGTAATCTTGTGGTTTTTAATCTTTCCTGTTTTAGCTTAATCAATTCCCTTTCATTTGAGCTTTCAATTTCAAATGCTTTTGTGCTTGCATCAAGCCTATCTTTAAAGCTTTTTGTATCATCGTTTGAAACTTCTCTTAGCCTTTCAAACTCTGCTTTATTCTGAGCTACTGTAACACCTAGGTCTGCTTCTGCCTTGTCTAGCTCTTGAATTATTCCTTTTAGTCTTGACGCCTCTTCGGCAGCCTTGGCCGCAGTTGCTCCAAGTTCTATAATATTGACCGGTTCAATTTTGGAAACAGCATCCTTAATACCTTGAAAGCCCTCTTTTATTTGGCTAATATTCACGTTTTGCAGCCCTAATATGACTTTTCCTAGACCCTCCAAAACAGGCATAATGTTTTCGGCAATTTGCTTTCCTAAAAGAGTAAACCCATCAAGCAAGACTGCCAAAAAAGTTGTCAATCCTTCGGTTGCCCTGCCTAGAAAGTCCATGCCTTCCTGAGTTCTGGTAAGGAACCCTATTAAAGATCCTATTAAAATAATTATGGCACCAATTCCAGTACTGATCAGCACCGCTTTAAATGACGCTGTACTAATTGTTGAAGCTTTCATTGCAAGATCATAAAGACCTGTAGCTTGTTTTAGTACGGCCATCTCTCGACTAAAAAAACCTGTCTTCTGGAGAGCATCCTGAGCTTGGTTGGAATAATCTGCTACACTTCTATTAAAAACTCCCTGTGTGGCATCAGTCTTTTTAAGCTCTTCATCATATCGCTTTATGCTTTCAAGCAAAACTCCTCCAACCTGAGCATTTTGCCTTTCTTCATCACTTAATTGCTTATATGAAGCCCTTAATCTGTCAAGCCTAATTGCTTTTTGCTCAAGTGATCCTGTTGCAAGTTGACTTTCTTTTGTCGATCTCCTAAGCTCCAAGGCTGAGGCTGTAATTGCCTGTCTTAATTCATTCTCTCTAGTAGCCAAGGCAACTTTGGATTTTGCCAATTGTCCGTTTACAGAGGTTGAACTTGTACTCTGTCTATTAAGCGCTTTTTGCTCTTCTCTTACGCTTTGCAATTCAACTTTTAACCTAAGGTTTGCCCTTACCTGCTGATCCATGCTACCAGCCAAACCATTTAATATTTTGCTTTCCTCTTCAAAAGCCACCAGTTTGGATTTACTGACTTGAACAGCTTCTTGTTCTGCCCTTGTGACATCTGTCCTTTGTACCCGGACTCTGGCTAAAGTTTCTTCCAGCTTTACAAAGTTTTTTTCGCTGACTTTTACAGAATCGTTTAGCTCTTTTATACTTGTGCTTTTTCCAATTGAACTATTTACGGTTGCAACGCTTGTGGCCAAGACTCCAAATGCTGTTTGCGCCATTCCTAATTTTTGCAATAATGCATCTAACTGTTGGAATGCTTGTGGGCTTATTATCTCATCTATTTTTTCGCTATTAGCCATTATGTCTTTGGTTTGTTATCTCTCTTGTAATTTTTTAAAACTTGCACAAACTCACTAACTGTTACCTTGTCTTTCTCTAATCTGTAACCTTGGTACTTTCCTAACTGGACTAATAAGCTGTCAAAGTCGGCCTCCGTAACACCTCCCTTGGCCTTGTCTCTAAATTTCTGCTCCATTCCTTGAATGATTTCAGTCATTTTTTTGACGTCTTTGGCCACTTTTTCAAGATCTGAGTAATATTTTTCCTTTTCGAAGTGATTAAAATCATACCTATACCCTAGCATTCTTAACACTTCAACCAATTTATGGTTGTTTTTCATCTTCAAAACCTCCAAAGTACACCCTGCTAACCTTGCTTTTGCCCTTAATAAAGCCACGTCTTTTAACTGACTCAACAAAATAGCGTATCCATCTGAGTTGGATCCTTGTAGATATTCGTCAAAGATTGAATTGTAAGCATCCTCCAGCCTTGAAATGCTTACGATTCCAGCCCTCTTTAGTCTTTTTATATCTCCTAATACCACCACGGCAATAAAGACCGATAAGGGGCATTCTGTAGCCGTTTTGTAATAGGTTCCAAAAATCATGTCATTTCTATTTTTGTGATTCCTTCAATATAGTTTTTCAGAGTATTAAAAAACAATCCTTTAATATAGATGGCCTTGCTTTCATCAGACAAACCAAATATTGCCTTCCCGTATTTGCTCTCCAGATCATCGCTTTTTGAATCTGTTGAGCCAATTATAAAATTGTCCTCTTCGATTGACACAAAAAAACCACTATAAAAATCTCCGGTAAGGTACAGATCAACAAGGCCACCCAAGGCTGGGTTTAATTCCTTTTTAATATTCTCATATAACTCAAAATAATACCCTCCAAGATTGTTCCCCAAACTGTCTAAACTTGATTTGTACATCTGAGCTTGATTGAGCAATATAATTTCATCACTGGTTAGCTCAATTATAACCGGCACCTGCTCCCTTAAATTTAACCTTCCAAACCTCCTATATGCTTCTGCGATAGTCATAACCAAAAGTAAGCACCATAATCATAAAAGTCCAGACATAAAAAAAGCTCCTCCAAACTGGAGAAGCATTTCGCTTTTAAGGAACACAATAAACTGTCTTTTTTTATCTTCTAATAGTCCTAGATGCTAATTTTTTACTTCTTTCTACTTTATCAAAAGCCAATTTCTCCGCATCCTCTTTGCTGTCTCCTAGATCCATGTAGAATTTTAAGGTTGCATTAAACAAACATTTGTGCGCTCCACTGAATTTGCTGATTTCGATTTCTAAATTTTTCATAATTTCTTTTGTTTGATTGACTGATTGAAAATAGGCAGGAACCCTCCTGCCCTTTATTTTATGGCTGAACTTCCAAATCCTTAATTTTGCAACCATAAAAATCGGCTACTAATCTTCCCGCCTCTCTTAATGTTCCGCTTGCAAACTGAATCTCTGAATTATTATCTGTTGAATTTAAAAAACCCCACATGCCTCGTACCACTGTGCTTGGATTCTTACCGTGCGATCTAAAATATTTTGCTGTTTCCATCTCGATTTTTGTTTTTGATTAATTGATATAGACAAATATATACTTTTTAAGTATATGATAAAAGCATTTTTATATATTTTTTTTGTAGACAAGTTAATTTTGTTAAATCTTTTGCCTATGCCATTTTCTTATTTAAAACATACCAATACATAGCTAATACGTTTGCTGTTTGCTAGGCCTCTGTTTTAACCAAAAAAAACCGCCCTAATCTAGAACGGTCTTTGTACGATTCAACTAACCTAATTATGGCAATAATACTTTTATAATGACTTCTGCCTGCTCTGGAGTCTTCATAAAAGCTTTAATGTATTTTACTATTCCCTTGGATCCTCTTTTAATAAAAGATCGCTTCATTCTTCGATAGTGATTTGCCTCCCTGTATATCGGGCTTTTCATATAATACACTTTTTTAGGGTCTACTTCTTTTTCTTCGACTTTGTTTGTCCCTGCCAAAATCAGATCCTCTCCAGATATTTCTATCATTTCTAATGATCCATATAAACTAGTCGGCAGGATCTTAGCTATGGCCCTAATCTTCTTTTGTTCTAGACTGTTCATTTGTCATTTAATATATTGTACACGGCCCATGTTGATAGTGTTGCAAATACTGCAATACTTGACCAAGTCCATCTAAGTAGACCCCATTCTAGATTGAGAAAAGCAAACACTAAAAATAAAATCATGTACGCTACTAAACATCTAAAGACATTGAGCACGTTTCTTTTTGTTTCAAATTTCATGGCAAATATTTTTCAGGGTTTTTATGATATGTGCTTTTCTTTATTTTCAGACTAATTGATTTCTCTATTGGCTCGCCCTTATAAATGCAAAGGAATGTTTCTCGTAATATTCCAGTTTTAAATCCCTCCTTTTTTAGCCCTCCTGCAATTCTCCAAGCATCATTTCTTAATCCACTCTTGTCGAATCCTTCGACTATTAGAATGCCATTGTCCATGAGTATTTCGTAAAATCTTTTTACTCTTTCCTCTAAATTTGATTCGTCCCATTCTCTTAGCAGGATAACTGCATAAGCTTGTTTATTTTCAACTGCCCAAAGAAGTAAAAAGTCTTCAATAGAAACATGCCATACATAACTTGCAGACTTTTCAGGAAGTGGAAGCATTTTTTCTGGGTCAAAAATAATCTCTGTATTTCCTTTGATCATACGGCAGATTTTGCCGTCTCCTCCAACTTCCAAATAATCTTTTCTGTCCCACGCTCTCAATGTCGTGTTGATAAAGTTCCAGATCCTCCAATAGCTTTTTTTTGTCATATCTTTTTAATTAACTGATCTCTAAAATAAAGCTCTGATCTTTTTAGCGTACTAGGTTTTAACTGTAAACGTACACTGTTAAAATTGACCTCTGCTTCTTTCTGTGTTACGGCATATCCTTTTCCAATATCAAAATTGCCATCTTTCTTTTCAAATACTATCCTATAATTATATACAGGTCTATAATTTTTAGCTCCCATACTCAAAGATAAAAAAAAAGGGGCTTCGTTTTTGAAGCCCCCTAAATTATTTACTCCATCTGTTTATGGAATATTAACCTTTACCGGTATTGACTCATAGCCACTTACTCCAGCGGTGTCTAATGCTTCTGGATCAACAAGTCCAATAAAGTAACTTTTTGCAGCGCTTGAAACAGTTACAGTAAATGCCATAAGACCTGGGTTTGCAACCACGGCAGACACTGTTAGCACCAAGCCATCGACATCAGTTGCTTTCCACAACGCAGGGGCTGACAACTCTCCGCTAAGCTCTGTAAATAGATTTTTTCTGTCACAACCTGAAAGAACGCGAACATTTGTAATAGGCGCATTCAATGGATCCAATACAACAAGCGCAAGATTTTGAAGCCCCTTAAATGAACTCATAACCAAGCCCATTGCAGACAAATCAACAAAAGCAATGTCATCATTTGCAGGCTTTGCCTTGAATGATAATCTGATATTGTACACTGTGCTTGCACTTCCATCATTAACTTTCCAAGGCGAAGCATAATACATTGTCAAAGGTATTGCTTGCATTGACTCCCCTACTGTAGTGCCGAATAACACGCCATTAGCATCAACAAAGAAAATTCCTTTTTTTGTGCTATTGAATTTCCTCAAAGATTTTAAAAGGCATAGGCCTCCATCGACAAACCGCAAAGTCCAATCGTATTCGCCCTCTCTACTTACGGCCTTTCCACCATATCCAAAGCTTTCAATAGTTGGATCCTCACTATTATCAGTTATGGCCACAAAGTCATTGACTGGGTACCATCTTTCTGAGGCATCGGCCTCGTTTATTTTTGTTTGCAGGTAGGCTCCAAAGTCCGATAAATCAGCTTCTAGAACAGTCGCTCCGATTGGGGCGATAATTATTGCAACCACATTTTTTGGATCTAATGTACAGTCTCCAAAGCCAGTGTTTGCACCACCTGCCAAACAGATTATTTTGTTTAGCATGCTTTTATGATTTTAAGTTTTAGATTTTTTATTTCAATAACATCTAGGTAATCATTAAAAATGTTACCCTCATTTCCGTACAGTCCAGATCTCCCCCAATACAACCTGTCCCATTTTTGCCTTTGCAACCTATCAACTGAGTACACCTGAAACGATTTATCTGCTACTATTTGCCTTAAAAACTCCTCGTAAATAGGGTACAGAAACGGCACAAAATTATATTCATACCTCTCACTTGCAATGTATTCTCTCTTAGTTCCTTTTGCTATAATGAAATGCAATGTAGCTTCTGTCTCAATACCTACATTGTTTGCTGTAGATTCTTCTGGAAAGTCTTGGAATAGGGCAATCAGCGGATACTTGTTAAACCTAGCTGACTGCCCTTTATCCTTTTGCTTTAACCTGTTAATTATCTCCAAGGGGTGACCATGCATGTATTGAACAGTACCGGCACTGGATAATATATCTGGTCTCTTTTCCATCAATACTAAATTTATCCTTTCCACAACCTCCCTAAAAATATTAACAACTGGCTTCATAAATTGAATGAATTAATGACACTGAAATTTTTACCTGCCCTCTGTGAATAGTTTCTCATTAACAGATCCAACGGATCCAGCATTTCAATCATATCATTCCATGCTTTTACGCATCTGTCATCTGGACTAACCATTCTGGCGTTCTCTGCTATTCCAAAAACTTCACCAACTCCCTGTTGGGAAGTGATCATGTCTTGAGCGAAATAATAGAAAACATAATTTGCAATAGGGCTAAATTTGTCAATATTCTTTAATCCAACCCAATCATAAGCTTTGCCAGAATAACTGAATAGCGCTCCGTTCAGGATCTTGGCTATCTCTGGATCAGTAGGACTTAAATTTTCTGTGTTGATTTCATTCATCAACTCAAGGCCAAAGTAGTTAAGTAAGAATCGTTTTTCATACTTCTTAATAAAGAAGTTTACATTCTCCTGCACCTCTGGTTGTCCTAACTGAGCAATGTTGATTTCTCCAAAGAAATATCCCGTGTCAATAATCATTTATTTCGCTTTTTGAGCCTTTTCTTGAGCTTCGATAGCCCCCTCTCTTTTTGCTTTGACTTTGGATATAAGTGCCTCCATAACCTCTTTTGCAGGCTTTGTAGTCATCTTTGCTCCTGTGTCCTTTAATTTCTCTGCAACTTTTACATTCATTGCATGAACCCCTTTTTTGTGATATCTAGTATCCTCGCTTAGGGTTACAATTACTATCTGTTCAATTTTACCTGCCATTTTTTAATTGGTAATTGGTTTCAAATTTATTTATACTATTACTTTAACCTAAATCAGATTAAGGTTTTGCGATCGCAGACAAAATGTTTGCAATCGTGTCGTACATAACTCCATTTAATTTATGGCTTGGAATATAAGAAAGAACCTCTTGGTAACCTCTGTAAGATGTTCTGTCTTTTCGGAAGTCATCATCGTTTAGTCCTCTTTCAAAAACTACATCGCCAAAGTTTCTGATTTTAAAACCAACATTAGCACTTGTAAACAATAAATGAGTACTTGGAATATCTTCCGCATCTGATGGCACAACTTCAATGCCTGCAATAAACAAGGCTCCAACAGCATTGACATAAACGAGGCTATTGTTCTTGTACTTGTCGTCTGCATCCTTTAAAATGTGCATAGCAAAAAAGACATCTTCTGCAACAAACACTTTTTGTGGTATCTCTTTTAAACTGCCCATATAAGCAGCCCCGGCTACAATTGCATCTATGATATTGGGAGATGAAATTTGTGAGTCAAAAGCAGGAGTTGGCGCAAAGGTTATTGCATTTGTTTTTAAACCTATTGGGCCGTCTGGATTAATAGCAGGATTATTGTTAAGTAAACCATCGTTATATGTTTCTCTCATTTCTTCAACAAAATCCTCCCTGATAAATAGCTCCATTCCAGACACGTCTTTCAGAAGTTTATCTTCGACAGTTCCAAAGATCGCAAGCTTCTTAGCCTCTACCTTTCCTGTTCCAACTCTAAAAGATCTCATTGGCTTGGCATCACCTGAGGCGATCCATTCAGCACCTCCTGCATCTCCAGCTACAGGGTTTGCATCTCCCACTTCGATTTTTTCCATGTACAAAAGCTCAGGAACACCAATGCTAGAAATAGTAAAGTTGTCCAGAATTAAATTTCGCTTTCGATTGCGTTGATAAAGCTCTGGGTCAATTTCCCTTCCAGCAAACACACTTGGATCCGTTCCGGCAATTCCAGTAAAGAATGTGGCCATTCCGAAAACTTCTGGTGCCTTAATTGTAATCTCAGCCTCAGACCTTGTCTTGCTAGCTCCATTGAAAACTTTACCTATAAATTCCTCAATGTCTTTTAAGGAAACAAAACTTTTCTTTTTACCGGTATTATCCCCCTCTTTAGACTTATTCTGCTCCTCTCGAATGTCACAAATCATCTCTCGGTACTTTAAAAGAGTTGTGTTAATGTTCAAGATCTCCTTGTCAACATCTTTTTCGCTCATAGTATTGATAGTCTTTTCCAAACCATCAATTTTTAACGTTAGGTCTGTTAAACCTTTCTGCTCTTTTACCTCAACAAGCTCCTGCTTAAAACCTTCAATTTGTTCTTTTAGCAAGGCTAAGGCTTTTAATTCGTCTTCTCCCATTTTAATTTTTTGTTAAAGTGATTAATTCATTAAGTAAATCTAATCTTTTTTGAGTGGATTTCTCCGGCTCGACCTCTGAAGTGGCATAGTTGCCGGCTTCAAATAATGTTGGCGTGGCGCTGTTGGATCCTTCCATAACCATGCTGCCTTCTTTGTAAATTTTTGCCTCCTTGACGGCCCAAAAATAACCGTTTTTAATTGCCGAATCTTTGTTTACAATTTTATTAACATACTTCTCGTAAGTTTTTCTTTCCTCCTCCCAATCCTTGTCATCTGAGTTGACTGCAAGCGAGATCTTGACATATTCCATCCTAATCGAATGTTGCACCTTTCTACGGTTACGATATGCTTTAAATCCAATCTCGTTAGAATCGTCTGTCATTCTAGCTTCAAAAACGAGAGCTTCTGTATCTCCTTCATAATCCAGCCCTAAATCTTTCCATGGTATAATTTTGACCATTGCCACCACATCTTCTGGGTATGCTATTACCTGGCCTATTTTATATTCATGGTTTAGGATTAAGGCAGGCTTTACTCCATCACTGATTGACTTGTTCCAGATTCCATTTAAGTGTACATCTTCGTGTGAGTCATAAAAAAGTGTTGTGTTTATTACAGGATAAACCATGTCCCCAAATTCAAGCTTAACCTCCTGCCCTTCTGCTTTACTCGAATTTATTTTAATTCCTAGCCCGGCAGAACTTGGAACTCCATCAGCATTTTTTATGGCCGACTTTTTTGCCTGAAAGATCTTACTTGCCTTTCCTCTCATAGCCCTAAACATCTCCTCGTAAGTGTTAAAATCTTGGCCTAAAACTTTGCAGTGTATCATTTAATTACCTCCCCTTTTTTAAGTTTGTTGATCTTCTCCTGTATCGACTGTTTCAGCTTCTGGCTCAACTCCTCCTGCAGGAGCTTGTTCTTGAGTTGCTGGATTTGGCTTTGGTTTTTCATAAAGGAATTTTTTAAATTTTAAGTCTACAAATGCAAGCGCTTCTTTCTGGTCTATTCCCAACTCCAAAAGAGATTTTAAATTAGCTAACTTCTTAGCCTTGGTTTCCTCTCTATCTTTTTCCATCACTTGTACGAATGGTAGGTGATCCCAACTCATAACAATTTCACCAACAAGCCCAAAAAAATCCGTAATGCCTTGTGACAACTCTTGCCCTTTTGGATCAAGGCAATAAGCAATATGACTGGATCTAGCTTTTTCTTGATTTTCATAAGTAGAGCTTTGGTTGGCCTCAAGTACATCTCTTGGTATGTTATACATTCCACCGATTACCGCATAATCGGCTAAATAACTTTGGCTCAACTCCATGCTTTTCATATTATCAACAAAACGTCTAATCTCCACCATTGATTTTACAGCATGAATATTCTTCCCTCCATCTTCTATTTTTGTTTCAATGTCGTCTTTCTCCTTTTCGCCAAGCATTCTTTTAGTCACGTCCATTGCATCGGTTCTCCCTGCCACAATAAATTTACCCGAAAACTTTGTGTTGATGTTTTTTGATTTTAGAACCTCTTCAGAATTAAGAATGACTTTGTAGAGCGAATCCAATCGGCTAAGTCCGTTTATGTCCTTAACTGCGCTGTTCGTAAGATCCATGAATTGCATTAACTCTCCAAAAGGAATTTTCATTATCTTACCGTTTTGCTGGCAATAAGTTATTTCTTTTCCCTGCATTTCCTCCCAGCTATTACTGGACAAAATTAAACCCTGCTCTTTTAATACTGTTGGAAAGTCCATCTCGAAAGGATTCAAAACAAACATCTTTGTCGTGTCTGGAAAATTTTTGTCCCTTACGTAGATCCAACTATTGCCCAACATGTTCCAGAACATCCAGTCCCAAAGAAACTGCCTAATGTTGTCTTGGTAATTAGGCCTTTTTAGAACCTTAGCGACCTCTTCGGGCATGTCTTTTTCCTTATCCTTTTCGTAATAATAGAACTTGCCTAGGCTAAACATGTCACATTGTAGGGCTATTACCTTAATCATTGCCGGGTTGGCAATAACAAGCTCCAGAACCTTTTGCATCTTCATTCTACTGAATGATGCTCCCCCTAAAATGTCGTAGCTGAAATAATTGTAGTTCTTATTGAACCCGAAAATTGAACTTAGGCCTTTTAGTAAATCCACGTTGATAGCATTTTTTTTACTAATGTAAAGCTTTTATGCCATTTTTATTACTCCTTCCATCTGTAAAAAAGTCACTACATATCTGGCAGGATCAATTGTGTGATTGTCCAAGTCCATTGGATCCTCTAAAACAAGTCCATATCTGTCATTTTTGTAACTGTAATTCTCTTGTTCATATTTGACATTTTTGCTTTCTGAAGTATAATAAACATTAAGATTTTGAAGCAAATCAATTCCATCTTTTATGCTTCCAGGCGGTTTGTGTGCTGACAAAGCATCATCATAACCACACTGGCGTAGAGCTATTATTTTCAGCTTTCTGTTTGGATCGCAAATGATATAACTGTCTTGTGGGATTCCAAGCTTTTTGAACAGCCATATAACCAGTCCTTCATCTTCAAGATCAATTTGTGCTCTTTCTGTATTGGTTAATTTGCTTCTGATTTCATTCTCTGAATTATAATTTAGCTCATGAATGTAAAGCCCTCCATCATAATATTTGCATTCGATAATTCCAAAAGGATCAGACTTGCCCCAGTCAACCCCATAAATGCTTTGGACTTCCAGATCATAAAACTCTTGCAAGGAAATTTCATTCCATCTAAAAATTCTGTTGGGCTTCTCTGCCTTTAATCCTAATCCATAAACGCTCCAGTTATAATTGTCTGCGCTCTGCTTCTTTTCATTCTCTTGGCATCTAGTTAATTCTGCCAAATCTTCTTCGTTAAGCTCTTTCTCGTTTTTTACATGATCATATATCAATCCTTCGCTTAGACTTAACCTTTGCCCCTCTACTGCTTTGCACATATCTACAGGTTGATAGCTCAGGATCTTGAGCCTTTGCTCCCTTGGACAAAAAGGATTGTCCATAAAAGTAGAATGAATGACTAGAGTTCTTTTGTCCTTTTTTAAATTGTCGACCCAGTGAGCTTTTTTAGGATTCCAATCTATAATAATAAGCTCTGTTGTTCTCTGATCAATCTGGTCAAAGGTTCCTTTTGAAATTTGATAAGGTTCGTTAAGCCAAGCAATATCGCCATTGTAGCCCATCACTTTTTTCTCGTCATCTGTTCCTGTGATCTCAATTACCGAACCTGTGTTCAAAAAATGATACAACCCTTTTGATTCCTTAAACCTGCAATATTGAGCAAATGGCAGATAAGGATAAATTTGTCCCATGTCATAACCTACTGTGTCTTTGCAATCTTTCTTGGTATCTCTCCAGACCGATATTCTTTTGCTCTTTTTCTTGAGCCCAAACATATACAGCGATTGGATAATTGAATAAGTCTTTGAGCTTCTTGAGCTACCCTCATGTACTATGTATTTGTACTTTCTAATCTTTTGCCCATTCTCGTCAATCAATATTTCGCCATCTTCTCCCACATCAAACAGGTTCATGGCCTCCCACTGCCTTTCAAATACTCCTGTTGCATTTATCTCCATTCCAAATATTGTTCTGTTATTTTAATAATTACAAACTAATTTTAAAAAGCCTCCCAACTTAAGACCAGCCATGCCAAAATAAAATATTGAATTTCTCCTTTTTACTTCTTTATGTTAATTGTGATCTCCATGTCGTCCTGAATTTCAAAGCTATTATGCTGATTTGTCAATGCTCTTAATTCATCTTCATCAGCAAGCAGTTTCATATAAGCAATTTGCAAGGTGGGATTCTCTGAATCAAACCACTTTTTAAACATAACCGCTTTAATTTTGCCCTTTGCCGTATTGATCTCCTGCTGAATCCTTTTATGCCTGTCCGATCCTGTAGGAAAATAAGTGTAAAATGTTTCTCGACTAATACCCATTAACGCAATAAGCATATTTAAGCTATGGGGCTTATTCTTAGTTACAGTTTCAACTGCTGTGTTAAATAGGTCGTCTGGATTGTACATAACTTTTTGCCTTTTAAACTCCTTTAATTGGCACTTTGATTACTGGATTAATGTCAAATATAGTTTCTTTTTTTTTGCCTTTTTTCTTTCCTTTATCAAGCCGGACTATCTTACTGCCCCACTTGCGTTGGAACAACTTCATCTGCTCGCGCCCCCTTTCGATTGTTCGATTATCTGAGCATCCTCCAATATTTCCATGGTCTTTTTTTATCATGTGAATGTAATTGAACCTTAATGCTCCTCTGTATTTATTAAAATGTTGCAGGCAATAATCGTAATCCTCTTTTAAGGGCAAATTTTCGTCAAACAGAATTGGGTTTGGGATTATTCCCATCAAAGACCCGCTGATATAGTTTGTAAAGCTTAATGGCGTATACTCTCTGTAGGATCCTTTATCTCCAATGATGTTTAACCCAAATAGTTTGTACCCTGCTTCTTTAGCCATAACAAAAGCCATCTCGAAGAACTCTAATATGTCTTCTGCTTTCATTGATTTTAAAAACGGGCTTTTATCCTTAAAATCCCACAGTTTAAAATCCTCAATATCATCGTCAATCATAATACCGCCATTTTTTAATAAGACCTGAGCAATATGGTTTCTTACCCTTGATAGGTTCCCTCTCAGATCATTTGGTATCACTCTTATTTTGTGACCTTCTGCCCTATACTCATGCTCTTCAAATTCATGCACAACGTAAATGACACTTGGCAAAATTTTATGGGTCTTGACCCCTTTTGCTCTTTTGTAGCTTGGTGCGTAGATTTCATTCATACTCCTTTAATTGGTATTCTAAATTCAAACCTTGTCTTGTTCCAGATCATTATTTGTCTGCCCCATTTGTTGTTTATCTGTTTTGCGAATTTCTTTTTGTCCTGAACACTGTATTTTATTACTGATTCCTTTCCTCCATCCTCTCCATTAAAAACGCAAACAAATCTGTTTTCTCTGATCATAAATCTATTTTTATTCATTTTAGACGCCCAAAACTCAACATCTTCTGTGATTCTAAAATTCTCGTCATACTTAATGCCATCGAGAACATTAATTAATGCATTGCCAAAAACAGGCTTGGTAAAAGAAAATGGCTGAAAGTCTTTTAACTTTAAATTGTCTGATGAATAATCAAACCCTCCAAGCCCGGCCTGCATATCCTCTGCCATAATTTGTACCCATTCCATTGCTTCCAAAGCTTCATCGCCTGTCAGCTTTTTTTGATGCTTTTTTTCTTTGATGCAGATAAGATCATCATCACATATCCAAGCCCAACCGTCCGGCTCCCTCTCTTTAATTAACTCCAAAATAGCATTTCTTTTTTTTGCAACAGATCCATCTTTTTTATTAGGTATACTCACTACATTTTTGCCATATCTTTTTTTGTAATTAAGAAACTGACTTTCCGGCACTACAATAGTTCCACTTTCTAAATATTCAAAGGTCTTGACTGATTCCCACCTATTAAATGAAGGTATATAAATGCTATTCATTTTTTAGGCTATTCAAATATTCTGCTCCATTTATTACCCTGCCTATGCCTTTGCTCCACGGCTTGCCGTTTGCTCTCTGACTATAAACAGATTTTAATTTAAAGTGGGTCATGGCTGAAAGCCAATCAATTTCATTGTCAAATTTCAACACCACATAATTGTTCGCCTCTCCAAGATATTCACTGAACTCAATCTCGGCTTCTTGAATATCAAGCTTTTCTTTTATTTCCTCGTCAAAGCCCCATCCTTTCAACTGTTCAACGTCCCAATTTAAAGCAAGATCTTCTGTCTCCCACTCTCCAAAAGACAAGTTGTCCTTAATTATGAATTCCTTTTTTTGATCGTCAGATAAACTGTCAGCATAAATAACCGGCACTATTTCAAACCCTGCTTCAATACATGCTTTTAGCCTCATATTTCCACCCAAAACAACTAGGTCAGAATCCACCACTATTGGCCGTAATTCCAGCATTTCAGGAAAGTCTTTTACAGATTTTACAAGCTGTTGAAACTTTTTGCTTTTTATCGTCCTTGGATTAATTGGATTTATTTTTAAAAGCTTAACGCTAATTTTTTTCCACTTCATAACAGATTTTTGTTTGTTCAATTTAAACAGAAAAGGAGCCACTGCAAAACAGCGGCCCCAAACTGGGTGTTTATCAACTTTATTGTTCTATTTATTGCACCCTCTTAGTTACTGAAATTATAACCGTGTCCCCTACATTTATTTTACTGATTAATAAATGATCACTTATTCCTCCGCAAGGCTGGTTTTTCCATCTGCAATTTTCTCCCCTCCAGAAAACTGTGTAAAAACCATATTTTGAATTAACCTCGGTCACTATTCCTTCGGTACTCATTATTCGCTGACTGACAACATTTTTTTTGTATGCCTCACAACCTGAAAGGAGTAAGAAGAGCAATATTAAGTATCTCAATTGTTTACCGCTTTTGCCCTATCATTAAGCAGATCAATTTTTGACCGCATCTCCTTATCTTGAGCCCTTTTTTTACTTGCCTTTTTGCTTTGCTTCAAAAAGTCTTTTGACCTTTTTAGACTTGCATTTTCGTGTCCAAAAACATTTGCATGTCTTTTTAGCCAAGCAGGATATTCCATTTGTGATGCAGTTGTGTTTTGGTAAATCTTTGCAGGCGACCTTGACAAACTGCATCCTGAAAAAATTATGATAAGCATCATAATTACAAATAAAGCGATTACTCCAAATTCCAGTTTTTTCATTTTATTTTAAGTTATGGGGGCTTTTAAACCCCCGGTTAATTATAATTTTTCAACTTCTTTCTTTGCCCACTGCTTGAATCCTTCAAACTTTTTCAGGATCTCAGCGCTCAACTCGTTTTCCACTGGAGCATTTGTGATATTCATTGAATCAATCCAAGATTGAAACTGCTTTTTTACTGGAGCCTTTGCTAATTTCTCTGCGTCTTTTGCATCCTTAACAGCCTTTTCCTTTCGGTCATTCTCAATCCCTTGCAACCTGACTCTCTCTGCCCGCTCTTCGCCTTCTTTTGTGGCCTGTAAGCGTAATTCCTGAGTCCTTTTATCCGCTCTTTCCTGAGCATCTGTCAAGCCCTTCTGAAATTCAATATCAGTAGAGTTAATTAACTTTTCGTAATCATCAACAAAGAAAAGAATTGAAGATAATTTTAAGCCTCTTCTCTCTCTTTTTGCCTTAACATCTTTTTCCTCTTTATCCTTATTAACACAGGATGCCATAACCTTTGCAAATCCAACCACATCAAGAAGCAAGACCTTTTCAATATTGTCAATAAACCTTAAATATGGTAGGGCTAAAGCTTTTTTTCTTTCTCTCTCTTTCTGATCTCTTTCTGCATCAATAAGCTTAAATAGAAAGTTATCAAAATTAGAATTTGTCATCTCTCTAAAGTCGTAACTGGTAATTGGATCCGATAAAAGATTGACATATTTTGCAACCTGTACAAATCTTTCTTTTCCGATATCGTTGATCTTTTTGGTTGCTATTGCCCCTTCAATTAATCCCAAATATTCATCTGCAGAAATTTCTGTAAGTTCTGTAATCCCGTATCTTTTCTTTAAATATGGACTTAGCTCCATTAATTCAGCAAACCTCTCTTGTCCTACAAGGATCTTTTTTGCCTCTTCTTTTTGTTTGATTTCAGCATCTTTTTCGGCCTGAATCAATTCTAAGCTTTGTTGTATCTTTTTCTCCAGATAAGATTCCCATACATCTTCTTGCATTGATCCAAAATTAAGATCGTTATGCTCAAGGTCTATGTATGGTTTTATCTGGCCTAATCTCTTTTTGTTAAGCTTTTCAACCTTTTCTGCCAGCTTTATTGCACTGTAATTCTCCACTCCTAAAAGCTTTTCCTCCAGACCCTGTCCAGCAAAAAGCTGAGCGTTTTTCCATCCATCGATGTATTTGCCGGCTTTTATGTAGAACTCCTTTTGGTCTTTATGAATTGATGCTGTGCCAGTCCTGGCTTTTACTAGCTTTAGTCGAACCTCTCTAGCCTTTTCCTCGCTTTCCTTAGTCCCCTTTTTCATCTCGAAAACCTTATTGGCCTGCTCCTCCAATGCATCCATGAGCTTTAACATTGGCTCAAATTGCTGACGGATCTGCTTGGCTTTTACCTCTTCGATTCCAAATTTTTCTGCACTTACGTTTTCAACGTTCATTTTTCAAATATTTATCTGTTTAACTTATTTTCAAATATATACTTTTTATGTATATTAATCAAGCTTTTAAAATTATTTCTCCAGCATCAATTGAATCAATCCCTTTTTTAAACAATCTGAGCTCAAGCCTTGTGTACTCTCTTCTGCTGTCGACATAAAAAAGAAAGTTTCTAACCTCTATTTGCCAGTCTTTAAACTTTTTTGAATGCTGACAACTTAACGATGTACCTGAATTTTTTACCATCTTTTCCCTCCCATTTTTCTGTAACAAGTTTTCCTTCAAACTTACAAATGTCTCCGCTTTTAAGCTCTTCTTTACAAGCTTCTCCTAGCTTGTTCCATGCCTCGCAGTTGACCCATGAAATAGTTTCTCCGCTCTCTCCGCTTTTTCTAGTGTATTCCTCTGTGATCCTTACATTGAACTTTGTTACACTAGCCTTTTGTAAATCTTTTACCTTAGGATCCGCACCTAGCATTCCTGTGAAAATAAATCTATTCATTTCTGTAATATTTTTCTATTAGTTCCTGCTTTTTGCGCATGAATATTACAAATGTTTCCTGCTTTTCATGCTCCTCAGGTAACATAAGCATTATGTTTTCCTTTCTGTACTTATACCTTGGGTATGCTTGTTTTCCCAAAATGTGAGCAAACTGCCAGTGCCACTGCGAATGGTTTGGATATAAAAGAGGTTTGCCAGATACTTGAGAAACATGCTCTCGCTCCTCCCATATCTCGGCAAACATCTTTTTAATTTGTCCTTGCATATAAGTTTTTAAATATTATTTCCTCTTTTTCTCCTTCTTTTTCATCCTTCCATTCTTCGGCAAAAACTTCATCTTCGCCAGAATAATTGAAGATCTCTGGATTTGCAACCTTTGAGTTGTAAATAAAATCGTATGCCTCGGACTCCAGACTATCCACAATTGCAATAAGCTTTGCCTCAAAACCTCTGCTCTCTGATACAAGTAATATTCTCGGAGTATTTATGGCTACTCTCTGATTGTTGTCAACCGCAAAGCTTGCTGTAATTACAACCCCTCGCTTTCCTTCTTCTCCAGATACCGCAATTCCTGTTATTCTGATTTTCTCATGAATAAAATCAACATATTTTGCCACTGATTCTTTTTGTAGAATGTCAGCTTTAAAGACTGGACTCATTACAATATCTCTGGCATTTGTAAAGCAAAAAACCTGTGCCACCATTGGCGCTAATGCAATTAGGTTTTCTTCAAGGTCTAGGTGAGCCTGTTTTGTTGAGTCCTGCTTTTGCTTTGACTGATAAGTATCTGCTCCGATTACTTCTTGCAAAGTGTATTCGACTGACAAACCACCTCCAGAGATAAGCTTTAGCTTATTGAGTTTAAAATTTGTTTTGCTTGGATTTTTCATGTTTCAAATTGTTTTTTTGGTTATAAATTAATCACTGATAAAATAATCAAATTCTTTACTCGCTATGTACTTTGAGTTCCTTATTAACTCATTTAATTGCTCTTGGCTAAGATCTTCAAGCTCCAAAACCTCATTGTCTTTTATGCATACTGGAGTCCAGGATCTCAAAGTATAGCTAATTTTTTCCTTTGTAGTAAATTCGTTTAAATGAATTTTAAATATTTGAATGTACTCCAGACAAATAATATGCATGAAGTAATTTATGCTGAATTTTGATGCAGGGCTATCAGCTAAATGAATTGATACAATCATATCAGTCGATTTATGCTGTTCTAAAAAGCTCTTAAAAGCCTTGGCATCTCGAAGCTTAAAATTACCGTCTTTGTCAATGGATCCTTTAAATGCTTTTTCCATCATTCAACACGTAAAACCATTTGCCCACAAGCTCTAGCACCTAATTTGTGCAAGTTTCCTTTTTTGGATCTTAAAACCTCCTCGCTTGGCACAATCTCATCGCATTCAACGCAGTGCCACTCGTCAGACTCTAAAATTCTCAGTCTCTCTGCCATCTGATCATAAGCAATTAATATGTTTTCTGCTATTACTCTATTCTTAACGTCCGGGTACATCTTCCAAAACTTTGTTATAAACTCTCTCCTTGCTTTTTTGATGTAATTTGCAAAACCTTTTTCAACCCATATTTCTTGCATATTAAAATAGGTCTAGATTGTTCATTGAACCTCCAACAAGCGGGTGTTTTTCTTTTATCATTTTGATTCCACAAGCTAGAATGCAAACTGCATCTCCTTGGTATTTATGGATTTTATTTTGATTGGCCCATTTTTTAGCAAACTCGAAATATTTTTGCTTTCTCTCAGCCTTGTCCATACCCTTGAACTTTAGGCCTAACTGAGTCTGCCAAGTCACTGGCGCAACCTCCACAACTCTAAAGCCCATGAACTCCAGAACGGTTTTTAACTCTCTTGCCTGTCCAAGCATTTTAATGATAGCATATTTTTTGGCATCATTCTCTCCAATGAATGCCGAAACTTTTTCAATAAAAATAATGCTAGTTTCTGGAGTATAAGATTCAAAAAAACCTTTGAGGCTTTTTGTGTCTTTTGGCATTTTTACAATTCTAATAGTAGAATTTTTTGCGACAGCGATTGCTCCGCTTTTTCCTACGTCAATCCCAAATATTATTTCCTGCATTTTTCAGTTTTTCAAATAGTTCCAAAATTAATTCTGTGCTTTTTATTCTCTCAGCATAAGCTAATATTTTGTTGCCCTCCAACCCTTCGACCCCTTCAAACAAATTTTGCTTTTTCTTTTTTTCCTTCAACTTCTCTGTCAGAATTATAGTGGCCTTTTGTATGTCCTTTTCTGAAATTTCCCGGTCAATTATCTTATCATGCTTAATCAGATACTTTGCGGTAAAAACTGGAAACAAGATGTTTAAAATCCCAGTTTCTCCATACTCATTAAACTGCTCCTGTAAAGTGTTGTGAAAATCCTTTTGAATTTCCTCAATCTGCTCTTCTGTAGGCGGTGTTTCTTCTTTCTCGGAACACTTATACACCTTGCCCCAAATGATGCCCTTATACTTCTTGTATGCAGAAAGGATCTTGGTTATAAAATCAAGCGAAAATAACTGATACGAGTTTTTGTCTGGATTTCCATTCCTGTCTTTTGGCAAAAACTCGTCTAAACCTCCGATTAATGCCAGCTCAAATGCTGTTCGAATTTCGTCCAAGGTGAATCCTGAATAATACTTTCGCAGAATATCCAAAAACCTAAAAGTTTCTAGATCGGTTACGCCTCTGATTGCATAATCTCTACAAATTCCTACGGTAAGAATTTTGACTTTAACCGGCAGACCCTCCTCCCCTTCCAAAGAATATTCAGCGATTGTTTTTCTTAGTGATAGTCTTGCTATCCTCAGCTCGTGTTCACTGACTCCAGATAAAACGCTTTTCAATTCGAGTAGATTTTTTTTCTCCTCTAATCTCTTAATTCCAAATTCTTGTCTAATTGCTAGCATTGCTATCTTTTAAATATTCCAAATATTGTTCCTGTTCTTTTGAGCTAGTTTTATTTTTAAGCTTACCCGCTTTAAAATCATTCCTAATCCAAGTTCTTGCTGTTGCAATCCAACCTTCATTTGTTCGCAAAATCTTGGTGTTTTTTTGTAAACTCCAATCTGCCACGGCATGAAAGTAGTAATTAATGTCTATATTTTTAAACTCCTCTCCAATAAACTTTTTTTCAAACACCTCAACATTAGCCACCAAAGAATTTTTAAACATGACTTTTTTTGCCTTTAAATTTTCTTTGTCTTCTAAATCAAACAAATTGAGTGAAACTGCTTTTTCGCAGTTGAGCTCTTTTTTAATTATACTATTATTATCAGTTCTATTATTATAGGGATTACTTTTTACACCAAGGTTCGGTACACTTTGTACACTGCTCGGTACACTTTGTACACCGTCGGTTTTTTTTGAATGATTGTCCAAATACACCTCTTGCCACATTTCTGAGGTCTTCAAATACTTGGTTAAATTATCCCTTTCCAAAAAACCGTATTCAATCATTCTCTCAATCATTTTTATTACTCCAGACTTGCTGATTCCAAGATCCTCGGCAATATTTTCTCTAGTCATATAGCACCATCCAAAGTGAGATTTTGCTGTGCTTGACAAATAGAAAATCATGTCACATAGGATATACTCATTGTTGCTAAGCCCATTTCTTTTTCTAAAACCATGCTGAATATTAGTGAATGTTAACATCTCTCAAACTTTTTACCAGTTAAGGCATAAATCAAGACCAAAATTTGTTCTAAGGTCTTAATTTCAAATGGCTGGTGAGTGTAACTTATAAACACAAACGAGTTTTTGTTTTCTTGAAAAATTAAATCAATTGACTCAAATCCAAAAAAATTAGAGTATCGAATTCCTATTTTTGATTTTTGCTCCACAAAACCCAATTTCTTTACCTGTTCAATTGTCAAGGTGTTTTTTGTTCCAAATCCCATATTTTTTAAATAAAAAAGCCCTGTCTGGCTTCACGGTATCCACTCCGCTCCACCAGACAAGGCTTGTTATAATTTCTTGATGCAAACTTAGGTGGATAAATTGCAATGCTTAAATATACTTTTAATTTTTAAATTTAGAACTGCTTTTAACATTCAATAAAACTCATTAAAACGAGCTTTATTTCATCGTTGTGTACAAGCACTACATCCATGCTAGTACAGATATTTTTCTGATCCTCAACGAAGAGAAATAAAAATTCCTCCCCGCTTTGCCTCTAAGGAGGCATTGGGTTAATCATGGCAGTGCCCAGAATTACAATAGAATCCTACGTCAAACAAACCTACTTGAGTTGGTAGATTAATGATCTGATCTACACTAAAATCGGAATTGAACGTATGACCGTATTTCTTTTCAATCTTTCTAGTCCAATCTCTAAGTGCCGTACGTTCTTTGTACATCTGTTGTAATTTTTCCCAGGGCTTCCAGAAGCAGTTATTACAATTACTTTCGTAAGCAAATTCTACATTTTTATCTCTCCAGTATTTTTGAACATGGAATACGGTAATCATATCTTCTACTAAATCAAATCTTCCATTTCTCCAATTCTTGAAAATCTTATTTCTCATTTTATGCTTTCCGTAATTGGCGCATTGAGTAGCAATTTCAAATTCAGTTGAGAATCTATCGCATCTTTCCTTTTCATCGTAACGATACCCAATTTTCATTTCAATAGGGTTATTACAGAAATACGGTCTTGACTTGCTGAATTTTGGAGTCTCAATAGGGATAGCTTCTAAATCATGATTGAGATAGAAATATTCAAATATTGGTTTCATCTTCATTTCATCCGTGCAAAACCTAGTCAGCTTATTCGGTATCATTGATTTTCTTTCTATAATACTATCAAATGATTCACCACGAACCCAAGTTATTTCCCTTCCAATATGCTGTTCTAAATCGAGTATTGTTTTTATGATCGTAGGATCTTCAGTAGTTCCAATAAATTCACCCCATCTAGCAGTATAATTTGAAAGTCTATCATTAGCTATTTGCATCAGCTTCTTGTCTGGGTGGGATAATTTTGAATCATCAGCACAAACCAAGGAAAATATTTCAATATCACTTGGATAGTGAGCAGCTATATAGGCAGATGATTTCCCACCTGAAACACTATTTGCAGTTAAAATTTTCCCAACGCTCATTTTTATTTCTCTTTTTCCTCGTGGATACCTCATTTGTTAATCAACCGTGCCAGTACACAACACCAGCTATACCCCAGCCTTGCCGCAGGCGCAACACAAGGCCGTTGCATAGCTATCGCCGTTATAGTGCATTGTGCTTAAAGTGGGTTACAACTATTGCAGTTTATACCCATTGAAGGTGCTTCTATAATATCATCGCTTCCGCATACATCGCACAACGTACCCTTCGGCACAATAACACTATCTATAGGTAATGTTTGCCCTTGCTTTAGTGCTTTAATTAACAGTTCTTGCACTTCGTCTGTGTTCCAAGTAAGTTTACATACATCTTCCCACTCAGAGCTTGACGTATGGTCTAGTATTATATCTAATGCTTTGTCTTCTATATTCATAATTCAGTTTTATTTATTCGGGCAAAAACTACCCATAGATTTAACGTTAAAATCAATTCTATAAAACAATCAACGGCCTAAATATATCCTCTAAATAATACGGAAAATTCAAACTACTATAGGCTAGCATTTTTCCGTTTACAAATTTGACATTGTAAAAGTACCCGTGTCCAGATCTTAATTTGTCCCCTTCATAAATGAAATTAACCGATAAGTCCAGTATTCCACTACAAAGCCCTACCGTTTCCGATAGGACTTTGTAAGAAGCAAAAACTTCTCCATTCTCTTCTTGTGCGATATAATCTGAATCTTTAGACTGCAACAAACTCCCAAAAATCCAATCGCTTTTAAGTGAGACTTTTCCTCTGTAAATCCTTGTCTGTAATTCCAATTCCTATGTGGTTTGTTATGATCTCTAGGTTTTCTCTAGAATGATTTGGCACCAAGCTGACAACTGGAAAACGCTTTTTTGAGGCGGGCTTATTTGATTTGTGCATAGTGATATTTAAGTCAAAAATAATTCCTCTAATAAATCCACGTTGCTCAATAACAGCATCAAAAACTGAAATTATTTCAGGTATTGTGCTTTTCTCTCCACTGGTGCTAAACTCCCAATGTCCAATTATTCCACCAATTTTTGGCAATAAAAACCTCAAGGTCAATCTAGACCTCCACTCATTTTTGTGCTTCTCAGCTAATTTTTCCAGCATTTCTGGGTGATCTTGAAGCGAATAATCATTGTACCCTTCGCTTTTTTGGTCATAAATCTTAAAGTCCAGGCCATCGCCATGAGCCACCAAAGCCCCTGCGCTATCTCTTAATTCCAACCTTTCATCGCAAACTAGTTCTGGTCGATCTTCCATAAATATCACTTGCAGGGTACTTGGCTTCTCTCCGTATTCTTCTTTAAAGTATTTCTCATACTTTCCTGTTGCTAGAAAATAATCTAGTGCCATAGGGTAACCTTTCTCCGTCTTTTTTCCGCATTTTATTTTTCCGATTAATGGAAATTGCAACCTTGGTGCCTGTGGCGGTCTTTTTATTCTACCTGTCATATTAGCCCCCTTTTTAAAAGCTCGAAATAACATTCTGCGCAACCTTCTGTATCAGAAATAGCTTGGTGCGCTCCTTCAAACTCTTTTTCAAAAAGGATCCTGTACAACTCTTCTAATTTTGGAAACTTAAAACCGCTCCCTCCTTTTGGAAAAGGTAATCTGCAATAGTCGATTGTACTTTTCATAGTACAGAATTTAGGCTTTCTGGGCAAAAGAAGTCCTGCCATATTTAATTCTGATCCTAAAACTAAACTGTCAAAATCCATATTGTGAGCCACAATCAAATCAGCATCTTTGTGATGAAATTTGAAAAAATTTAGAGCATCAATAATTGGAACACCTCTTGTATGGCTTTCCTCGTTAGTGAATCCGTTGTCTGTCCAAAATTTAGATCTCTTTTCAGCCTCTACATCAGAAATTCCCTTGTTAAGCCAATAATCTAAATCTGGTATTTTCCAGCCATCTGGTTTAATAAGAAACTCCTTGCTCTTTATTTTCTGGACTCCTACTGTTTCACTCTCAAGATAAACAGAAACAGCTAACTGAATAATCCTTGGCTGTATTACAACTCCTGCTTCGTTGCGCTTTGGGAACCCGGTTGTCTCCGTATCGAAAAACAATATCCTACGCATCTTGTCCCCCCTTCTTTAATTTTACCAACTCTGAAAGGTTTATGTTTACAAAGTTGCTATCTAAGCAACCATCTGCGAGGTTTATTTCTCCAGAACATACCAATACACTGCTTTTCTTATTCCTGCGATCTATGGCTATCAAGCCTAACAAATGAGGCATTTTATCCACTACATTCTTGTGGGATTGCTCAGTAAAATTATAACTTGGTAAGGATCCTCTCCATGCTTTAGGCGACCAATTGTAAGTTTGCTCAATCAATATATCTGGGTAATGCTTATTCCAGATTAATTTGTAGGCCTCAAGCTGAAAGATATGCGAATCGTAAAACCCCTTTCTCCCACTCTTAAAATCTACTAAAGCATTTATTTCAATCTCTCTTTTTCCTTCTTTTGGACTCCCTTTTTTTTCTCCAGACTTGTAAACCTCTCCGAAAAAACCTTTTTCCTCAACGGTTATTTTACATGGCAGATCCAAGGCCCCTGCTAGTCCTGTTTCTTCATCAGCCAAAATAATTTCGATTGCCAAAGGCTTTACCTTATAATCAATACACCACTGAGCAAATGCAAGAATGTCTTTTTTTAACTCCTCCTCATGGTAGATAAATTTTTCGGGCAATTGGTTTTCGTCAATATACTGCTTAAGCTTTCCTCTGATTGCATCAAGATTGTAAATCCCTTTCTGAATTAACAGGGTTGAACACTCAATGTGCATAAATGTGCCGTAATCAGCCCTTTCATTTTTATAAAGCTCAGCCTCCTCAAATCCCATGTCAGCAATCCACTTAATCAAGTGCGGACTGGTGGGCAATACCCTTCCTAGTGCCGTTGTAACTGACTCATAAAAGAACGGTTCCCCTGCTTCATCAAAAGTGTAATAAACCCTTTCGCTTGTTCCTCCAACCCGGTACACAGTCCTTGGCTGAATCTTCAATGCATCTTCATTGAAAAAAAGCGCTTTTAGCTCTTCGACTGTTATGCCGTTTTCTAGCTCAAAATATTTTTCTAGCTCATTCATGTTTCTCTTTTTTAGTCTTGTCCAAATAAATAATTTGTATCACATATTAACCTGTCGCAGAGCATGCTTATGTGATCAATTTTTATGCTCCTTGTCTCCCCTGAACATAATCTCATAATGTTCATCCTTTGAGTTTTAATGCTAGACTCTGGCCACAACTCCTTCGCAAGATCAATCATTTTAATCTGCTCCTCGTACTTACTATTGTGCATTTCAATAGCCTCTTTAATTTTTAACACTTTTTGTTTTTTAGGTAAATAAAAAAAAGGGGGTATTTCCCCCTATTTAATTCCTTGGATTATAGTAGTCTTCTTTTTGCATCTCCAGACCTTGAACACCTCCACAATTTTTGCACTTTCCTAGAGCCTCGCCATTGTTCCCAAAATCAAAAAGCTCTTCAATACTGGATCCACAATTTGAACAGTTGCCTGTTCCCCTAAAATAAAGGCCTGAAAAAGCAAGCTCTAAATCCCTTGTCCATCTTGAAAATATTTTTAAACAAACGGCACCAACTGTCCAACCCTCGGCCTCAATAATTTCTTTTACCGGTCTAAGCCAAAAATCTTGATCTAGCTCAATCCCCTCTTTATTGCATATCTCTTCAAATCTTCTTTCGATTCTGGAGGCTAATCCCTTCCAGCTAGACCTTGGAAAAAACTGCAATAAATCTTTCCACTCCTTTGAGTTTCTGTCTATTTCTATTCCGTTGTAAATTTGCATTTTTTGATTGTTTATGATTAACTGATCTTCAAATATATACTTTTTATATAAACGCAACAAATAATATGTAGATATAATTTGGGCCATTTTAAGCTATCTCTAAGCTTAGATCATCTCTAGATATATGAACACTCCAGAAACAAAAAAAAAGGCTAGGGTAATCACCCCCTAGCCTATCAGTCAATCAATGCCCCTGTGTGTGGGACAAAGATCAAATGTATTAAACTTTCTTTAACAATGCCACTCTATTCATAAGCTTTCCGGCTATTTCCTGAATTTCTCTGCCTCTTGCCGATTCAGCATCTCTGCCAACTGCTGTCACACCATTAACCAACTTCCAAAGGCTAGGCTCTCCAGACACTCCGTTTTCGGTTTTTCCATCCATCAAAACCTTGCCCACTTTTTCCACTTCGGCTTTGATCAGCCCTGTCTTGGCAAGTAACTTTATTTCCTTGTCTATGTCCACTTCCATATAGCTTGCGTCCTGAATAAGCTCCATCTCTTTTTGGATCATTTCAGCCTTGAAAATTTGGCCTGTCAGATCCTTTAAAAGAGAAGCTTGAAGGTTTGTGTCATGCCGGTATGTCTCCTCTGATAGTCTTAAATTATCGGGCAATTTTGCGCCTAAATGAATGGTTCTTAGCACTGACTCTCCTACCATTCCATTCAAACATACTCCTTGCATTGTGAACGTCCTTAATTCAAGCGCCCCATCTCCATAATCAGATGTCGCTAACCTTGCGCCATAACTCATGACTACCTGGCCATTCCTTGGCGTGTCAAAGACTAGAGGCTGAGGCATGAGCATTTCTAGAAAGAACTTTGTGTCTGTCATTAGGCCATCTGCCATAACGGATCCATGCTCATAACCTGCTTTTACAAAATCTTGCACTAATTTTTCGCTGTGCAATCTTCGGTATTGGTCTGAAAGAAAACCGCGAACCTCTCCACCTACTGAGCGAACAAGCACCTTGCTTCTCTTGGTATATCCAATATGCTCATTTAAGATCCTAGCACAAAGATCACGCTCCCACTCTACTCCTCTTGCTAACTGCTCCAGATACTTTGCAGGAACGCTCATTTTTTCTCCTAATTGACGAACTGCATTTGAATGAATCGAATACTCTTCAACCTCTCCTGCAATCTGGATCTCCATTTTTACTTTGCCATTTGCAGTAAAATTAATGGCAGCATTTCTGTTGTCATTATTGGTTCCTACTGGAGTAATAAAATCTTTACTCATTTTTCCTTCTGCTACTAATCTTTGAAAGGCCATCTCAGCATTAGGCTGATGACTCTTAATTCGTCTTTCTAGATTTGCGATTGTTACTTCTGTGAACGTGTTCATCTTTTTTTGATTGTTTATGATTAACTGATTGAACAAATATATACTGCTAATGTATATAATAAAAGCATTTATCTACTTTTTTTTAATATAAAAAAAGGGGCTACTCGCCCCCTGTGAATTTCTGCCAAGATTTGCCAACTCGTTCCATCTTTTCAATAAAGATCTCTCTGGGTATTTCTCTTATAATCGAATTGCTGTTTAAAAAACTTTCTTTCTTATAAATAGAAACTTCCGCTCTGTCCTCCCATATCCAAGGTGCCAGCACCTCTTCTCCTTTTATGCTTACAATCCACTCGTGACTTTTTGGGCCATCTTTGACTCCATAAAAGCCATCCTTAATATTTTCCATGGTTTTTTTTTATTGTGATTGACTGATTAAAATGAATAGAAACGAACTGTTAAGCCTCTTCTCAACTTGCAAATTGTGATGTCTTTTCCTTCTGCAAATGCTCTTTCAACCAACTTAGCAGAAAGATCTAGGCCACATAAGGCAACAAGGCCTTTGACTCCAACAAGCTTACTCATTGAGGATCCGTTAAAATTTTTACCGTTTACTTTGATTTTGAAGTTTGAATTGATTTCGCTAACTGATCTCATGGCCTTTTCCTTTTTTGATTAACTGATTGAACAAATATATACTTTTTATGTATATGATAAAAGCACTAATTAAAAAAAGATCAAAAAAAAAGGGCAAATGCCCCCTCTTTTTAATCAACAACTTTTATAATTGGTTAATTAGCTTTGAGTGCTGTTTTTGATCTAAATGGTAAAGGATAAAATTTCCGCATTCAATAACTTTACCTCTTCGGTTGTAATTGCAGGTTACTTCTGCGGTATCTCCAACGACTTTTATTTTTTCTATTTGATAAATGTCATTATACCTATTATCAAAATATTTTGCACCTGCCTCTATTTTGCTTGCATATCTGCCTTGATTTTCAAAAGTCTCAATACTTTCCATTTTTGATATGTTTAAATGATTAACTGATTGAACAAATATATACTTTAAAAGTATCCGTCAAAAGCAATTCTTGTATATATTTTTTGTAGATAGTTAATTTTGTCAAATCTTTTGCCAGTGCCATTATCTATTCGATAACATACAAACACTTACCTATAAGTCTTGCTGTTTGCTATGCCCCTAAAAAGCCGGAATGCAATATATCCAATAATTGCTATGCCAAATATCCAAAGGCTTGTTGTTAGATATTTATATGCCCTTTTAAAAATGTTTTCTCGCTCTCTAATTACAACCCTTTCAAATTCTTTTCTTATAAACTCTCGTTCCTCTACCATTAATGCAATCATTCTTTCCTGCTGATCGCAAACCGCCATCAAATTACCCAAACTGTCAATTAATATTCCAACCTTGATTTTAGTCTGTGGATCTTCTCTAATTAAAGTTCGCTCTATTATTTTTGGATCCACACCTGAGCGGATCATTTTTGCCAAACTGTCAATATTGATTTTAAAACTTTCTCCAGAACTTGCTGGAACTAGCACCTGTTTTTCAACTGTTCGAAAAATAACAGAGTCACGAACTATCCTTTCGCTCTGCAAAATTTTAGGGCTACTACAGCCACTTATTAAAACTGCGAGTATTATTATCTTGAGGTAATCCATCTGAATGCTTTTAAAGTTTGCTCAATCCTATCGTCCAGCCCATTCCTGCCACCATTAATGAGCATACTAACCTTTTCTATTGTTTCCTCTTTCATATCAATACACGCTTTAAAAATGTTGTTTTCATCAAAGAAAAACTTGGCGCTTTCTAGAGCAAATTCACTGGCCACCAAGTCCGGGTTGACCAATATTAAAGCATTGCCAATTCTTTTAGAAAAACTAGTATAATTATTTCTGCCTGTCAACTGAATAACTCCCCTGCCTCTGAATCTGTAACCATCTCCAGACTGTGTTGCGTTATTGCCCATTCTGTTTGCATAAACTAGGTTTGCAATTTCTTTGGGCTTATTAGCATACTCACTAGCCAACATCTTTAAGTTAGCTTTCCCCTGACTTCTGTCAACAATTTTTTGTTCCTTGGTTGTAAAATACTTCCCAAAGATTTTTAGTAGACCATCTTGGCTATAATTTAGATTTTCTTCCACTATTGAAAACCCTGCGCTTTCATGCCAGCATTGCCCCATAAAATGAGCTCCTGCGACTGGATTAAGTTTTAAAAAAACCACCAATGCTTTGGCTGATTTTGGGCCAAAATTTCCATCTTGAATTGCCCCTATTTTTTTCTGTATTGTTTTTGTAGGATCCATATCTTTTTAGTCTTCTCTGTTTTCGCTTTTACTTTCTTTTTTTTTATTTAAAAACTTAATCAAAAACTTTTTAGGATTGACAAAACTGTCGATCATTTCAAATTGTTCTTTTGTGATAAAATTAAGATCTCTAGCATTTTCAACGCTTGAATATATAATTGAAAGGCAGAAAACTAAAAAAAGACCCTCAATAAATACTTTTTGTATTATAACTGGAGAAACTAAATGTAAGTTATAAGTTATCGCAATAAACCAAGTCATCACAATAAACCGAATTGCTGACCTGTTAAGCTTTGCATAGCTTATACTCTCCCCTTTATTTATGATTGAATTTGCTAGTCCAAGTGCAAAATCTCCTACTGAAATGATTGCCAGTAACCATATTCCTGCGCTTGGCGAATATATATAGCTATTAATACCTATGTCCAACTCGATAAAAATATAAGCAATACACGAAAAGGAGGTTGCATAGACATGAATCATTGCAAGCTTAATTTTAAGCGCAAAAACAGCCTGAATTAACTCAGCAATTGATTCATACCCTATTACTTTGAACATTTTATATTTTACTTGCTTGAATAAAGAAATCATCTGTTTGATCTTCGCTCATTTCTAGCATACCTGCCATTGCTGCGATGTGGATATTATCCCTATTCCAGCTAAGTGAATACTCCCAGAATATTGCCAAAGCATCCTCGGTTGAGTTTTCGACTGCTTCTTTGACCGCTGCTAATAATCCCATTTGTAGCAACATCATTCTACCTTGGGATGGTGTGATTGAGAAGGGTACCTCTTCCAAAGGTAAATCTTCGCCCGTTGCCAAGATATATGCTTCCCTTGTGATGTACTCTATACTACGCTCAGTTGTAATTACTTGATCATCTATAAGTATTCCGTATTCTTTTGCTAGTTTGTAGAATTTCATATTCCTCCGTCGATTATTGTCCAGAAATTAGGCGAACCCGTTAAAACTGCTCTTGCTACGCTTGCCGCTGACGTATATCGTATAGTTCCAAAGTTGATAGAGATATTTGGCTTTACGGGTCTATTTGCCCACCCTATTAGCAATGCATTGTAATTTACTGTGGAGTAGTTTAAGAACGTCTTACTTGCCATAAAATTTGTAAAATTAGTAACATTGCTAACATTCCAAGCTCCAATATTCTGATTGAAAGCATTTGCGTTATTAAACATATCAACCATAGTAGTAACATTGCTAACATTCCAAGCTCCAATATTCTGATTGAAAGCAGTTGCGCTTTGAAACATCTGTTGCATATTAATAACATTCTGAGTATTCCAAGCTCCAATATTCTGATTGAAAGCATTTGCGTTATTAAACATACTACCCATATTAGTAACATTGCTAACATTCCAAGCTCCAATATTCTGATTGAAAGCAGTTGCTCTAAAAAACATAACTGCCGTATTAGTAACACTACTAACATTCCATTCATTCATACCCCTCACCTTTGTAAGGTTTACACAATTTCGAAAAGCGGTGGAAATATTTGTAGAAATATTATAAGGAGCATCTTTCACGTCTATAGCCGCTAAATTTTCACAACCGTAAAAAGCAGATGTACCTATAACAGTTCCACCCCAAGAAATTATTTCTCCAATTTTCAAACGCTCAGCTCCGTTATTGAACTGCAAAAAGAAGATATTACCGTAGATTTTAATTCTGTATTCCCCTCTTACAAGGTATGTTTTAGTTGTATTTTCAGAGTTAAAAGTTGATATGTTTTCAACATCACCATTACCCCAATCAACTATTACAGGTTCAAAACTTACACTTGAAAATGGTAGCCTAACCTGAAAATCGTTACTTCCACCTCCTCCTAAAACATTTCGTGTATCAAAGAATGCCTCGAAAGGTGTACTTATAATATTTCCCGTAATAATTATTTCTTGAGTTAATCCTCTTTGGCGAATGCTAAAATCAGATTTTGGATTAATTAAAGGTTCTGGATTTCCAAATGGAAAAGTCTTTGCTCCAAGTTTTGAAATTTGTAAAAATCCGTTTCGTACAATTACTCGAAAAGTCCAGTTAACCGAAAATAGCTGTGCTGGAATTGTTATTGTAGAATCATTTGTGACTATGATTACTTTGTTTCTCCAAGCTTCCAAAGCAGTTACATCTTCAGAAACTTCTATTTGCGTTGCTGGATCAATGATGTTAGCTAATACTATATTCTTCGCAGCCTCCGCAGCCGCAGCACTTGCAGCCGATTGCCCTGCCGATGTACTTGCATTTCCCGCTTCTTGAATAGAATCATCTCTTGCACCTTCACTCAATAATTTTGCGTCCTCTGAATCATTTGCGAAGTTTGCTGAATCACTGGCTGAGTTTTCTGAATCTGTAGCCCGATTGTTTGAAATCTCTGCCGAACTTACAGCTTCATCTTTGTAGGCATTTGATTCAAAAGCTGATTGAGCTGAATCACTAGCAGACTGAATCGCTTCGCCTGCTTTTTCAATCGATATATTGGCTTGCTGTGTAGCAATAATTTCAGAATCATTTGCTTCAATAGCTTTATCGGTTGCGATTTGAGCCTGAGCAATTGCCGTTTCTGCGCTTAGTACAGCATCTCCAGCCATGCTTGAAGATATTTCTGCCCCTGCAATAGAAACATCTCTTGCTTGCTCACTTAATACTTTTGAAGCATCCGAGGCAACAGCAGACTCCAAAGCAGATATCGCATACTCTCTGGCCAAGTCAGGATCATCTTTTTTGATTATAATACGATACTCAGTAGTTTGAACTTTGACAACTTTTACGCTCATAATGTTACCGTGTTTTTAATGTTAACAAATCCACCGATTAAGGTTTGAAAGTCTACTCCGTCATGAAACAGAATATCGTAAATATACTGAATGTCGTTTACGTTGATAAAGTCTCTGTCAAACGAAATTTGAAGCACATTGAAATCAGCCCCTATAATCTGCAACCCAGATCCAATCGCTAAAGACTTAACCACCGGCATTTCTACTTCTGTTCGCTTTTTAATATCCATTCTTATTGAATCGTATAGCCTCAAGTCTATTGGAATTTCAACATTGAAAAGGTCAAGATCAAAAAAAGACAAGGTATATGCCTTGTTGTTTCCTCGTATTAAATCTATCGGTAATATTCCTATTTCGTTTTGCATTTTGTGGTCTTTTTATATTGCCCCTATACTTGTTAAATATTTTTCTACTGCAATCAACAACCTTGGTGAATTAATAAATCTACTTCCGGCAAATTGAAACATTAATAAACCTACTGTATTAATTCCACTAGGGTTACCAATAATAGGAAATGTACCTCCATTTGGTGCGCTGTTTGTTGCAAGACTGTAAAAATTAAGCTGAAAATTAGCTCTAAAGGTTGAAGTTTGAGGAGAAACAAATAAGTCTTCAATTCCCTGGTAAAGCAAAGTTCTATTTCCTCCAAACCCACCATTGAAGTAGCTTCCTCCTCTCTCTATTTCTCTCATACCTGCACCGGCCGTTGCAAACCATTGCCTACTTGTTCCCCAAGAGTCATAAATTCTCATGCCAATAATTGGAGATAGTGACATTTCGGCTGCTCCGGCTCCACCAGTGGTTGTTCCGAATCCAGTAATTCTGTTGTTATAATCAGCGGTTATATAACCCCCAAATTTTGAAGACGTGCTAAAATAATCCTGAATTTGTGAATAATTTTCTTTGATGTATGAATTACCGTTTGTCACACTTCCTCCCACTCCTTTATCTGCTGTAAACCGAATTGTTCCAATTTCGTCTCCATCCAACGTATTACTAGTCCAATCTAATAAAGAGGCTTGTTTATCGTGCGATGCCCTTAAGTGAATAGTAAGAAATCTTAAATGTAAACTATTGACCCCTAAGCAAAGGCCTTGACTTAATTTTATGTCTTTTATAAAAGCATCGTATACCAATTCTCTGGCGCTACTTGGCGCTACTGCCATTCTAGCAACTGTTGCTATTGTCTCTGGCTCTAAGGCAACACAGCCACCGCATTCACTTTTTCCGAATCCAAACATCAGAATCCACAAGATTTATATCCATACAAATCTGATCCATCCCAGTACAAACTAATAAAGGTTACACTATTGGCTTCTGTGTCAACAATAGGAACCTGTCCCCCCTGCCATATTACTGTTTTACCATCCCAGGTAAGTATTCTACCTCCTGAATAGGCCTGTTTCACTCGATATATTGTCTGGAATGCAATTGTTGTTTCGTATGTACCAATTAAGGTAATCTTAGTGTTTGATACTAGAACAACATTCACAAATTTAAATAAACTAGGATCTGTAGAGGCCGATGCTCCAATTGTTGTAATTGAGGCCACCGCTCCACCTCCACCGCCAATTTCTCGATAATCATCAATAACTCCTGTAGAAGTTTCTAATTTTCGCCACTCTTTTAATCCATCAAAATAAGCATAATCTGGCAACTGATTCACTTGATCTGCAAGCATTAAGGCTTGAGAATCATAGCTCTTTCCTAAAGGTGGTAAGCCAAAATATCTCCACTCGGTTCCGTTATAAATAGCGCCAAGTTTTTTAGAGCTTATTGAATGATAGCAGATTTGCCCCTCGAATGGATCTGTAGGTAAATTAAGCAAAGCCTGCAACCTGACATTTAATAGCTCCTTTTGATGCAGGTCTATTGGATCATAAAAATCATGTTTAGCCATTAGTTTAAAACTCCTCCACCGCTTACAATTCCATCGAAATAAAATCTAATTACATTGTTATCGACCCATTCCCAGTTAGGGTATTGTGGGTTCCCTGTGCTGTCTTTAATTGCAAAACATGGAAACTTGCCCATTTTATGGTTAATCTGCCAAGTGTCTGACGCTGAAGCAACCGTGAATTTTACCGATTTGTCCCCTGAAATTACTGCTGGAGTAATTCCAACTATTGTGCCATCCGCTTTCCTTCCAAGATATTCGACAAAATTTTGGTCGTCTGTAACTGTGCTTGTTAGTATTATTTTTCCAAAGCTAACAATGTGAGGAGTAGAGTCATTTTCGTCTTTTCTTAAATACCTAGCATCTAAAGCTGGCAAATCTACTGTGCCAGGATCTCCTTTTTCTCCAGTGATAACCTTCCATTCTTGTGCAATTAAGTCCCAGTCATAGTGAGCAAAAGTTGTCTCTGTTCCTACTAATGCCCAAGCTCCATCCTGAACATCAGCAGTGCTTGCTTCGACTAGGCTTGTTTCTGTGTCAAAATATCCAAAGAACAATGCGGTTTCGTCAACCCCTGTTAACTGATCCAATACCCATTTTTTGTTCACTAAATCTAAATCAGCAAAATCAGCCGTATGATCAGTCAAATAAGAAAGAATGTTTTCAACCTGAATCTTGCCTCCTCCTTGCTTTAAAATCTTCTCGACTATTAGTTTTTTTGTTTTAGTCTGGTTCATCTTAAAATATTTTTTGGATATAAGCTTTTACAATGTAAGGAGGCATATTGTTATGAGGCTCTCCTCCTCCACTTGAACCTGTTGTTGCCTGAGCATTATTTGTAAAAAACTGGTTTCCTACATTTCCCCTTTTGTACAAGTTGCCTAATGCAGACAAAAAATTATGACTGTGTGAGGGCATCTCTGGAATGGATAAAATATGCTCTCTTTCTCCTCCGATTCCTCCATCTGAATTATTAATATTTTTAAATCCAAAAACAAACCTTTCTCCTAGGTCTGGAGTGCCATTGGATCCATTGCATATTGCCCATCCATAAAATTCTTTTTCCTCTATTCCTATTCCAGTAGTTAGATTAAAGTCATCAGAAAGAACCCTGCCTGCTACTCCTCCCCAAATTGCAATTATTCCAATTGGTACCTGTCCACTTGCAGGAACACCACCCCCGGCCGGGTTTTCAATTAAGTTTTTCCAAATCACTGACAAAAACGGCAATTGAACATTGAATCCTGACAAGTAAAGGGTTGTTTCGGCCAAAAAAAGCTTGTTTATTATTAAAACAGCATCCACCTCACTAATTAAAAACTCTCCTATTTCATCTCCTCCAGATGTTGTTCCTACCTTTAAAATCAAATCTGGACTGCCTTGAGTCATTTCAAGTCCTATTTTTTCTAATAGCCGATACTTGCCAAATGTTCCAGCGATAACTATTTGCGTACTGACTCCAAAGAAATTGTTTATTTTTTGCACAACCGTGAAATTAGCTCCTGTTCCTCCTCCTCCTTCTGCTCTCTTTAATCTTTCAAGCAGACTATTGTCCACTGTCATAATCTCAATCCGTAGTCCACTAAAAGCCTGTTCGTTTCCTCTTAAAACCTCCCACTCTGCCCCCTCCACTTTGCTAATGTAGCCATCAAATGTTTCACTGTCAACCCTTACAACATCGCATGACATAATTCTATTTGCCTTGTCAATAATCCAATCAGGCAAGCCCTCTTCATTTCCGATAAACATGGTAAAAGATCTCCAAGGTACTGAATTTAAAAGCCTTGAATTTTTTAACTGATCGTTATAAATCACATCGTCGCTTTTAGGCTCAAAATTAGCAACAAGCCCTTCAATCCTTAAATCAAATTCGAAGTTGTTGTCAAAAACTACAGAAAAATTGTTTTCTGAATTTAGATATTTAAACAAAATAGTGCTTTCCCATCCATCAGAAACAGCCCAAGGCTCAGAGATTAAACTGTTTCCATCATATTGAATCACTGAGTAATAATGGCCTGACTCCAGAAATGAAATGTCTACTGTGTACACCTTAAAAGTTTGTCCTTCAATTCCTGTCGAAAATTCAACTGGCAGAATATCCTCCAATTCTTGATTTGTTTCCAGATCAAATATTTTAAAGGTAAATATCCAATCTGAAAGGATTTGCAATCTTGTATTATCTCCAATGTTCCATTTTTGAAAGTAGCATTTTTTCTCTTGGTACCTATTGATTAGGTCAACCATTAACTCTGTATCGAACTTATTTCCTGCTCCTCCAGTAAATCGAATTGGGTTCAAAAGTGGTATGTAGAAAGTCATAATATCAATTTAGTAAGGTCTGTGTCTGGATGTAAATTTAAAGTAATCTCTCTGTCTGTGTCTTTTGCCACATCGGTTGAAGCTTCTTTTATAAATCCTTTGAATACATTGGAATTGTAGGTAAAAGTAAAATATCCATACATGTTTTCGGTGATAATCTTCCAAGCATTTAATGGTAATGCTGTCTTAATTTTTACTTTATAAGGCAAAATTAACGCTTTATTCATAGCCCCTACTGACTGATCTTGCCTTTCGGTAACAACCTTTCCTGCTATTTGACTTGTCAGGTCAGCATTTTTGTCAGCGCTCCCAAAGCTTAGCACTGTAGATTCAAAACCTTTTAGTCCAGACCTGAGCAAAGATCCGCTTCTAAGCATGTTTCGCTTTGGACTCAATCGAACATTTATCGCATTTTCAGGATTGGCAATTCCTGTCACATAATCTAGGTCAGATCCTTTTTCAAGTTTATGTATTCCGCTTTCCTCAACTCCAGACCCCTGCAAGATCCAAATATCATTGTCGCTTTCCGAATCAATCCCCTTTATGTTGTCTATAATAGTCATCCTACGCAATAGAGCGAGCCCGTACTGATCTCCTCTGTATTCTGCGACCATACTCAACACTTTATTTGTTTTGCTGTTCCTACAAGTCCAGCTTTGCCCTTGGTTGAACTCCTCCCTACCTTGGTTCTCCTCATACTTTTGTTCCTTATAACCTATTTTTATTGCCGAGAACATTAAGTCACTGTCAATTACTAGCTGAAATTCTTTTATGCTTCCAAGATCTAGGCAAGGAACATCTCGGTAAAAAAACTCCTTACTTTCCAGTCTAGGTACTGAATCAATTCCAAACCCCACACCTAAAATGGCATCTATTGTTCTGTAAAAATCCTGAAAGCTTGTCTTTAGA